ACGTTGAAGAGTATTCGATTGGGAACCGCAGCCTGACGAAGCTTTCAATTCAAGACCTGATGAAGTGGCGCGACTACTACAGACAAGAGGTTGCTAAAGAAAATCAGCAAGCTAGAGCAAGAGCAGGTAAGCGTCCTGGCAATCTCGTCAAAGTCGAGTTCAGGAGGGCAGGATGATTCAAGAGGCAATGTGGTGGCTCACCGATAGAGTACATAGGCCAGCACCTGAAAACCCAAGTCCAAAGCAGAAGAAGCGTCGATACGATGGCGCGGCAGGTTCGAGATTCCTAGCGGATTTTGTTGGTTCAACGACAAGCTCAGACGCAGAACTTCAGTATTCGCTTAGACGTCTACGAGACAGAGCCAGAGAACTTTGCCGAAACGACGATTACGCCAGACGTTACCTGCAACTGATGAGTTCTAACGTAGTTGGCGAGCATGGTTTCACGCTTCAGTCTCGCGCCAGAAATCTCAACGAGCCAAATGTCGGGCAACTTGACGCAGCCGGAAATGAAATCATTGAACGAGCCTTTCGACGTTGGGGTAAATCCTGTTCCGCCAATCAGCGTCAATCTTGGCTAGATGTTCAGCGATTAGTGATTCAGGGACTTTGTCGAGATGGCGAGATTCTGATTCGTTTTGTTCGTGGGAAGCGTTGGCGTGACGGACTCGCACTTCAGGTGCTAGAGCCGGATTACCTCGACGAAGAATATTTCACCACAGAGCCAAGAGGCAGAAGAGTGGTGATGGGTGTGGAACTCGACGAGTTCGACGCACCGCAAGCGTACTATCTCAAGCTTGGTCAAGGCCATCCGTTCGATACGTTCGGGCAGAGAAGAAGCGACAAGCGGACAAGAGTTCCGGCTGAAGACATCCTACACATTTATTTGCCTGACCGAGCGCAACAAACCAGAGGCGTCAGTTGGTTTGCTTCAGCAATGACGAGAATGCGAATCCTCTCAGGTTATGAAGAAGCCGAACTGATTGCAGCAAGAACCGCAGCCGCAAAAATGGGGTTTCTGGTAAGTCCTGACGGTGAGGGTTTCATTGGTGACGAATCCGCTGACGGAAACCAGATCATGTCTGGCGAGCCAGGAAGTATTCAGCAATTGCCAGCCGGAATGACCTTTCAAGAATGGAATCCTTCGCACCCCACTTCAGCATATGCCGAATTCCACAAAGGCATTTTGCGAGGCATCGCTTCCGGCTTGGGCATCAGCTACACCAGCCTGAGTAACAACCTCGAAGGCGTCAGTTATTCGTCCATTCGTCAAGGCGCACTAGAAGAGCGTGACTTGTACCGTCAGATTCAAAGCTTTTTGATTCAGCACTTGTGCGAACCTGTTGCTCAAGAGTGGCTGAAAATGGCAATGACTTCCGGCTCAATTCCGATTCCGATTACCAGATACGACAAGTTTTCAAACACTCTTGAGTTTCGAGGTAGAGGTTTCAGTTGGGTTGATCCAGCAAAAGAGATCAGAGCCGAAGTCGAAGCAGTTAGAAATGGATTCAAGTCACTGAATGACGTGGCGCGACAGTATGGACGTGACGTTGAAGAGGTGTTCCAGCAAATGCAGAACGACAAGGCAATGGCAGAGCGTTATGGAATCAGCCTAGCCTTTGAGCCGCTTGGTTCGCCTCATGGTCCTGTTGAGCCAGAGGTTGAATAGTGGCAGAAAGCTACAAGCCAACCGAGGGCATGATTTCCGAGGCAAACCGTGGCCTAGATTGGAGACGAGAATTTGGCAGAGGCGGAACGTCTGTCGGAATCGCTCGAGCCAGAGACATCTCAAACGGCAAGAGCCTACCACTGGCAACCGTCAAGCGGATGAAGTCCTTTTTTGCGAGGCATGAAGTTGACAAAAAAGCCGAAGGTTTTCGACCAGGCGAAAAAGGTTATCCATCAAACGGCAGAATTGCTTGGGCTATGTGGGGTGGGGATGCTGGCAAAAGTTGGAGTGAGAAAATCGTGAATCAAAGCGAGAGAATTATGGATTTAACTAGCATGACCGAGAGACACGTTATTGACGTTGAAGAAACGAATGACGAGTACATTGTGGCTTTTGCCAAGGCTCAAGAAGTCGCAGAAGAGCCGGAAGAAAGAGAAGTGGAACAAGTCGAAAAGCGAGACTTACCAGTTCAAACGCAATACCGCACCGGAAGCGTTCGCTTGATGGATGACGAATCAGACCGAAGAGTGATGATGTCGATTAGTTCAACAAATCCGGTTGAAAGAGAATTCGGTTACGAGGTGCTGGAACACAACATTTCTTCTGTCGATATGGAATTCATGTCCAGCGGCAAAGCACCATTGCTTTTAGACCATGACGCCAGACAGCAGATTGGAGTGGTTGAAAAGGCGTATATGGACAACGACAAACTTCGCGCACAAGTAAGGTTCAGTAAAAACGCAATGGCGGAAGAAGTTTATCGTGACGTAGTGGACGGCATTCGTGGCAACGTCTCAATCGGATACCAGATTCAAGGCATGACGAAAGACGAGAACGGTTACAAAGACAAACCGCTTTATCGGGTGAGTTCCTTCAAACCATTGGAGGTTTCAATGGTTTCCATACCTGCCGATTCTACTGTTGGAGTTGGCAGAAACTATCAGCCGGATCTTTCCGGTAATGAATCAACTGCAATTCAGGAGAATAAAATGGAAGAGCAGGTTCAAAAGCCGGAAGTAAATGTTCGGCATGAAGTCAATGAGAAGCTTAATGAGTACCGCAACCAATCCAGCCAGATTCTCGAACTTGGCAAGCGGCACAACGAATACGACTTGGCTTTCCGAGCACTTCAGGAAGAGAAGTCACTGGCTGAATTCCAAGCCATGCTTTTAGAGAAGAAGACTTCCAAGCCAATCGACTTCAGCGTTGACGCCACACCGAAAGAAAAGCGCAACTATTCCTTGGTGCGAGCAATTCGAGCCGCAGACCAGAAGGATTGGTCAAAAGCTGGTTTTGAAATGGAAATCAGCCAGGAACTCGCAAAGACGCAAAAGCGACAACCAAAAGGCTTTTTTGTTCCTGATTGGGGTTGGCAGACTCGAACGGTATCAACCGCAGCCGGAGCAACTTTTGGCGCAGGCTCAAATATCGTTCCAGAGGACTACCGAGGTGATCGCTTTATAGATGCCTTGATTTCAACCAGCATCCTTGGACAAGTAGGCGCAACCGTGCTGAACGGTTTGCAAGGCAATGTCGCGATTCCCAAGATTTCCACCAGCACCGCAGCGGCTTTCATTGCGGAAGGTGGCTCAGTTGGAAATAGCGAGCCAGACTTTGCTCAAGTGACGATGACCCCAAAGCTTCTGGCGAACAAGGTTGCCGTGACACGCGAGTTGATGATTCAGTCTGACCCAAGTGTAGAGCAGCTCATCAGAAACAACATGGTCCGAATTTTCTCGGCAAAAATCGACAACGTAGCGCTGAAAGGTGGCGGATCTAACGAACCAACCGGAATTCTAGGCACAAGCGGAATTGGTGACGTTTCCTCTGGTGGAACCAGTGGCAACGCTAATCTGACGTATGGCAATGTCGTTGACATTATGACGGAAGTTTCACAGGACAACGCATTATTGGGCAACCTCCGCTGGGTAACTCATCCAGCAGTTGTGGGGAAACTGATGCAGACCTTAGTCGCTGCTTCAACAGATAGCCGCATGATTATGCCTTCACCTGAAAGCATGATGGGCTACCCAGTGGTTCAGACCACTCAAGCACCAAGTTCCTCACCTTACTCACTGATTTTCGGGAACTGGTCTGATCTTTATGTGGGCTTTTTCTCAGCACTGGATGTGCTGGTTGACCCATACGGCAGTGCAGGAACAGCAACGACCAATTTGTATTTTTATCAAGATATGGATATTGCGGTTGCTCATGCTGAAAGCTTCGCGGCAGCACAGGACGTAACTGTTGCCTGAGTGTATCAGCTAGATGAGTTACAAGGTTGGGGTGCTGCTCGACCTTGTATATTACTTTGTGGCGGACCTTCTGCGCCTTCAGACCTAGCGAAAGCCAAGGCGCGGATAGGTTCAAAAGCTTACGACTTAGCCGGAGTCAATAATCACGGCTTACTTTTTCTTGGGGAACTTGCCTGGTGCTACGCTCATGACGTCCGAATGGTTCAACACCTTAAAGAGTACGATTCACCGAGCATTATTCACCACGATCCCAAGAACCTGAGAGACAAAGACATTCACGGTGGAATTGTCCCATTCATTCGGCTTTCAGGACCAGAAGCTCTTTGGACCGCAGACTTTTTTGACTACTCAGAAATCCACATTTGCGGTGTCGATTTCTACACCGGACCACGCAGATACTGGCACCAGTGGGATTTAGATAAAAAGCCAACAAGAGTCCAAGAAGACCAACAAGGCAAGTGGATAGAAGCACGGGACCAATTGCAAAATCCTGGGCGAATCGTGACATACAACGAACGACTTCAGAGAATATTTCAATGAAGATTCAAATTATCAGAGGCACGGTGGCAAACGGTGGACCTGTTCGGGTTGGACAGGTGATTAGCGTTGACCCAAAAGAAGCAAATCAACTGATTAACATGGGCAAAGCGGTTGTTTATGAGAATCGGGCCAAAGGCTTAGACGAAGCAGAAGCGCCACCAGTGACCACGCGAACGACTAAAACAGCACGCAAGCCTAAAGCCAAATGAGCGTTGAAACCGCAGCCGATAGAACTGCCATGCTCGCAGACTACGGAACCACTGTGACAAAGGCGGACGCAAGCACATTCACAGGCATTTTTGACAATGACTTTCTTGCAGTGGATTTGGACGAAAGCGAAGTCGAAAGCACAGAACCAACACTTCTGGCAAGAACCGCTGACGTTTCCGGCTTGGCTCATGGCGATTCGCTGACCATTTCAGCAGTAAGCTATACCGTTCGAGGGATTCAACCGGACGGCACAGGCATGACCCAAATCATGTTGAGTGTTTAAATGGCGCACAAGCGAGCGCAAATCAAAGCAAGAATCCAAACGGTTCTGACCGGACTAGCGACAACAGGAAGCAATGTCTTTCTCTCAAGAACTTATCCAATCGCAACCAGTGATTTGCCTGGGCTGCTGATTTACGCGAATTCAGAAAGCATTCAACGCTTAGAGATTGGGATTCAAAACAGGCAACAACGAACACTTGATTTGTCTATTGAAGCCGTAGCCAAAGGTGCAAGCGCAGAAAGCACACTGGACACAATCACGGTTGAAGTTGAAGAAGCAATGGCGAACGACCAGACACTCAATGGGCTGGCAATAGATTCACGAATCACCGATACGCAGATCCGGCAAGCATCTGCTGAAAGTGAGTTTTTCATAGCCACGCTACGGTATGAGATTCTTTACCGTACTACTGAAAACGACGTCGAATAAAAGGAGACGCAAATGGCAATTCCAGATCGTTATTTACGGTTAAGAAGTTCTCAGCCGTACATCACCACTGAATCCACTGCTGGCAGTTATGTCGCAGTTTCCGCAAGTGATGGATTTACCACAACCGAACCTTTGGCGCTATCACAGACTTTTAATACAAGCGACATTTCCGAAGTCGGCACAAGGCTTTTACAGAATCGAAGCTTTGTAAACTATGCCCAGCGAGCAACCTTTGATATTCCGTTTCTGGTCAAGCCTTCAGCTTCAGCCGGAACTGCACCAGCAGAAGATACACTCTTGACCAAGACCTTTGGAACTAAGACGGTTTCGGGTGGAACATCAGTCACATATAGCTTCAGCCGAGTTAGCGACACCTTCCAAGTGGCGCAGTTGGTAGACACTTATAAACTCTATGTGAGCAACGGAACTGTCGTTGAAGGCTTCAGCGTAGACATTACGCGAGACGGAGTGTTTACGATGAACGCAAACTGCCGAGCAAGCCGAATTCGGTACTCTGGACCTGTCAACGCAACAGGTACAGACGTTTCTGTGACTGATTCCTCGCCTGCCACTGTCACCTTAGATCCTGCCTCAAACGCAGTCGCTGCCGATTATTTCTTTGCTGGGCAATTGGTTGACATTTACGATTCAAGCGATTCACAGGTGAACACCGGAGGCGCTGCAACCATCAGCTCACCAAGCACAACAACCGCAACGGTTGGAGTGCAAGCCGCTTCTGGTGACTCTTTCACAGTCAGCGCGACTGACTACTTAGTGCCTCATTTGCCAGCCGCGACTCTCAGCACTTACGAGCCAATCGCCACCAGTGCCGCTCAAGTTTACTTGGCAGCACAAAACACCGCAGCCGCAAGCTTGATTGCTTCAGCTAACGAGTTTCTCGCCACTGGCTTCTCAATGAGCGTCAGCAAGAACTTGGGCGACCCAGGCTTGGCAGAGATGACGGGCGACAAGTACCCAGCCGCAGCTTATGTGAGTAACGATATTACCGTGACAGGCTCTTTTGATTTCGTGATGAGGCCAGCACAAGCGTATCGCTTCGAGCAGTTTGCCCGATTGGAGCAAATCGCAATTGGCGTTCAAGTAGGCGACACCGCAGGCAGCATTGTTCAAATCGTCATTCCATCTGCTCGCGTTTCCATTTCAGGGACAGAGCAAGACGGAGCCGCAGCCGCTTCCGTGGACTTTGCCTTAACTCAAGGCTCTTCTGCAACAGACGCAGCCGCTTTCTCTCTAATCTATAAATAATTTATTTATGCCATCTATTTTTGATGTCCAGCGAGCAAACGAAGTAACAATCGACTTCAATGACGCAGACCTGGACCTTGAAGCAACCTTTCAATGCGTTTTACCTCACCAAAAGCTTTTGACTGAGGCACTCAACGCAGCCACCAAGACACAGAAAGGCAAGCAAACGATTGATTCATTAATGTTTGCTCGTAAGCTTTTTGTGCCTTGCGTGACCTCCTGGTCATTCGATGAAGATTGTAGTGTTGAGAACAAAAGTCTTTTTGTTGGAGAAGACGCTGCGCTCAATAAAATGGCAACGCATGTTAGCTTGAAGCTAATGCGTTTGGCTCAGGCGAAAGTCGATGACGAAGAGGGAAATTAAAAAGCTACCTAGATTTAGTCTTAGAACGAGCGGCTTATCTAGGTGACTCAGCCGAACATGGCATTCAAGAGGGCGACCGATACCAAGCGGTTTGGTGCTGCAAATCAGCGGACAATGTCTGGCAGGAAGACGAAGAGCCGCCTTGTTCAGTATGTCCAAACAATCTGACGCTGACCGAGAGAAACCTAGCAGCGGTTCAAGCGTTTAAAGACCTCGACACCACCGGACGAGACTTAGGTTTTGATATTGGCTACTTACGAGAAGAAGCCATTGATTGCTATCTCAGAAGAAACCAGACCAACACACCAGAAGTCTATTCGGCTTTAGTGACAATTGACCGAGAAGTCACTAGCCACAGAAAGCAAGAGAACGAGCGCAAACGAGACTTGCAAAAGAAGAAGTCTAGCACCGCTCGACCTACCCCAAAGCCTAGAAGAAAACGATAATGGCAAACGCAGCCTCTACCATTGAAATTGAATTAGAGATTCGTGACGCTATTAATCGTTTGGGCAGATTGGAGAGAGAACTTACCAAATCGTCGCAGTCATTCGACAGAGCGGCACAAGCCACCAGAAAATTTGAAGGCGCAATAAATAAAGCCAAGGCCGGATTGGTTGCCTTCTTTGCTGCCATCAGTCTTCAGAAACTAGCACAGTTATCTGACGCAATGACTCAGTTTGAGAATCGCGTCAAGCTTGCCACCAACTCGCTAGTACAGCAGCTTGCGGTTCAGCAACAACTTTTTCTTGTAGCACAAAAAACCGCACTACCTCTTGAAGACGTTGGACAGCTTTATTCTCGCCTTCGTATTGCTGCCGAGCAATTGGGAGCAAGTCAACGTGACCTCATCAACCTAACTGAAACTGTTGGGCTTGCACTGAAGGCTTCCGGCACTTCAGCAGCATCCGCTCAAGGTGCATTGCTGCAACTTGGGCAAGCTTTGAACAGTCCCAGAGTTCAAGCCGAAGAGTTCAACTCTCTGATTGATGGAATGCCTAATTTGCTGCGAGAAGTCGAAAAGCAGCTAGGACTTACCGCAGGAGGTTTGAAAAAGTTCGTCACAGACGGACAGCTCAGTAATAAGAAATTCTTTGACGCTATTCTTGCCAGCCAGAAAGCCTTAACACAGCAAGCCAACAGTTCCGCCTCAACCATTGAACAAGCCAATCAGCGAGTTGCCAATAGCTTCACTTCTTTGATTGGGGCCATTGATGACAAGCTAGGCGCGAGCAAATTCTTCACTGGATTCATTGACGGACTAGCAAGCGGCATTGACAAACTCTCGAACTTCTTGGGCTTGACCACTCAAGCCACTGGTGGAGGTGGTGCGAATTTAGATGAAGTCATTCAAGGTGCTTCGCCTTCTGGTTCACAATACGCCTTTCCTACGATTGGACCTGAGCGAGTAACCGCAGCAATTGGAGGATTCCCAAACTACATTCAGGAAATAAACAGTCTTGAAGAAATTAAAGAGTTAGAAGATGCAATCCTAGAAACTAGAGGCGAACAAGCTAAAGCAATTGCTGAAGCTGTTAATTCAAACACGAAAACAGTTGAGATTCTAGGCGTACAGAATGTGCCTCTTGAAGAAGCAGTGGGATTTATTAATCTTGAGAACAAACTTCTTGAATCAAACATTCAAAAACGAAAAACTGAACTCCAGCAGAACAAAGAAAATCTCACCTATTTAGAACAAGCCACCAACTACCTCAAAGAGCAGTTTGGTCTGACTGACCGCACCGCAGGAGCGATTGTTTCCGGTGTTTCAGCCGCAGGACCAAACGCCAGCCGAGCCATGTTCATCGCTCAATCGAAATCACCAGAGGAAGCCGCTGCAAAACTAATCTTAAGCAACGAAAAAGTTGCTGCTGCGATTGAAGAATACTTCACCATTCTCTTCGACACACTAGACCCATTCATTGACATTCTGGCAGATTTGCAGAATGCGATTAATCGTTTGGTGAAGGCGTTAGTTGAAGGTGTAGGCAATGCGATTGAACGAAACCTTGACGCAATTGGGTTAGGCCCAGACAGTTATTATGGAGGTGGCGGATTTACCAGAGACATTGAGGCACTAGGAGGTGCGGCTGGTGGGGGCAGTAGACCAACAAATGCCGAGCAAGCGGTCCTAGCTGCAATTTCTAGCTTGGACTCATTGACTTCTGACAGATCCGCAGTCGTTCAAAATTTAATCGCAACCGCTGAAGCTTCAGGAGATATTCAGGCAACCATCATTGCATTTAGGGATTCCGTTGACGCCTTAATTAACCAAATCGGTGTAAATTATGCGGCAACCTATGGAGACTCACCAGACTTTATGGAGTCTTTTGCAAATGCTGCTCAAATGCTTGAAAACATGATTCAGCGAGGCACCTATAGCAGCTATCAAGACTTTGTTGAAAATTATAATCCCATCATGACAGGTCCAGAAGGAAGTGAAACTCTTCGTGAGGACTCCGCAATTCTGCTTGCAGTAGCAAATGCTGAAATAGCAATTGAGGAATTAGTTGGTGGTATTGCTGGATCATCAACTGATATTTCTGAAGGATTTGAAGCAGTTTCTGACAAAATCTTTGAGACCGCAGAAGAGCAGATAAGATCCATTCGATTTCAACAGTTAAGTGCAGAAGAACAAATTGAGACTTTGCATGAACAAGCAATGGCTGCACTGGAAAGTCAAAAGGCTTTACTTTCCTTAATTGAAAGTGAAGAGCGTCGAGCAGAATTACTAGGACAAATTGAAGCCGCTGAAGAAAAACAACTCGAACTCTACAATCTACAGATCAGCGAACTGCAAAAACTCAATGAAGAACGCGAGCGAGAAGCCAATCTGCTTGCTTTGCAAAACATTGAATCTGGGTTGCAAGCACTGCTTCGAGATTTTGAAAGAACGATTGAAAACATCGCTGATCTGGTGCAAGGATTGTTCGATCAAGTCAACGAGCTGCTTTTCAGTGATTTTAATCTTGCCTCACCACAAGATGCGTTTGCTCTTGCTCAACAAACTTATGAAAGTCTTCTGGAAAACGCCTTTGACCAGGACGCAACTGAAGACGATATAAAAGCACTTCAAGCGTTCGTCAATGAATACCTCACCGCAGCCAGAAATGTTTTCAAATCATCGACGGCATATACTGATATTTTTGAAGGTGTGCTTGGCGACTTGACCGGACTTGGACTGCAAACAGGCTTCAACATGCCGATTCAAGCGAGCAGTAATTTATCCAGTGATTTGGAAGAAATCCTCTCCGTCTTGGATGAAGACTTTGCGGAAGTCGTAAACAGTCTCATAACTAGCATTGACTCCGCAGCACTAGCTTTTGCTCAACAGCAAATTGAGTACATCACAGAAGTTGCTCAGATTCCTTTAACGCTTAGTGGTGATGATATTGTTATTGATACTTCTGGAATCAGTGAAACGGTTGAACTGACCAGCGACAACTTCAGCTTGGACTCAACCAATCTTGACCTCTCGCTGGCAATGTCCACCAGTATGTTCACGGTGAACACTTCTGGGCTGAACTTTGGAACCATTACCCCAACCGCCACTGCTGGAACGCCAAATCTGGGAACCATTACCCCAACCGTTAGCCTGGATACTTCTTCTGTGACATCAGCTTTTTCCACGCTGACTACAAACGTAAATAATGCAATCAGCAGTTTTGTTTCTGGACTGACTGAAACCTACGCAAAGCTTGGAATCATAAATATTGGGGGAACAGGAAGTTTTGTTAGCGATGCTACTACATTTTCTGGGAACCAATACAGTGCTGGAGATTATGGTGTTTCTCTTAAATCGGGGTCTAATACTTCTTTTGCTGACCTAACTGCTACTTATTTACAGTCAGGCGAAGAAGTCTATCCTTACGGCATTTATTTTAGATATTCAGGCAATTCTTACGCTTATTATTACGAAAAACTGAGCGATGCAAACCTAGTTTATAATGCTTATAAAGATGTTTTCAATCCTACAAAATACGGCTTCCGGCAAGGCGGATTAGTCCCAGACCCAATGGACACCATTCCAGCCATGCTCTCACCTGGCGAATATATCCTCTCGCCTGAAACCGTTCGCAGATATGGCGTGAGCAATCTGAACCGTCTCAACTCTGGCGATTCAGCCGCAATCAATGCAACCTCAGACCCAGAAGTCAAACGCTTATTGGCTGAATTGATTGTAGCAGTGCGCGAGAATGACACCGAAGTAAATGTTTATACAGATATGGCAGGCCAGACAAAAGCAGGCATTGAAGAGTTCAGAAGCGAATTGCGAGAAAGAACGAGAAGGCAAGGCGAGCAGTATGTTCCAGCTAGGTATATCTGATGAGCCAGTTACTCGCTGAAATCACTGTAGCAGAAACGGTTTACCGAGGTTCAAAGCTTGGTCTGGCTGGCGAGTATTTTTGGCAACCGTTCATCAAGAGAATGCCTTCACTCGAACTTGGACAGGTCGAAGATTCTGGAAAGATTGGGGTGAAGTTCGGCAACCTAACCTTGCACAACGATTTTCTGAATGCGGAAGCACCATTTGCTCTGCAACGCTATGAAGACTTGGTCCGACTTCCCCAGTTGTACCCATGCACCATCAAATGGGGTGAGGCTGGAAGAGACTTGTTTTCTGGTCAAATCTTTTTGC